CAAAATCGGTATATAATTAGTTTTTCCTGCATTCTCCGCACTATCAACAATTTCTCTTACTTGTTCGTTACTTGCTTGTTCAATTTCGTATTCAGCCTCCAAATTACTTTCAACCGCACCTTTTATTTTCTTTGCCAAAATTTCCTTTCCTACCTCTGCAATGTCTTTTGGATCAATACCAATTGATCGCAAAAATTCAGCAATCTTAATAAGTATTGGGGCAGCAGTTGCAGTTGCAGCAGCAGTTCCGGCAGCAACAACACCGATTTGCCCTTCACTTGGAAATTCAACATCTTGGCCCAACAATCTTTTTTTTGCTGCACCTTGTTCAGTTTTTTTCAATAGTTCATTTGGATTACCACCTAAATTTTTCCACCAATTTTGAGTTGCATCTGCCCTATTGTCAAAAGCATTTTTAATTTTTGTTGCAAGGCCCATGAAATTCAGACCGACCAACAAAAGAAATGCACCTCTTGCCGGAGCAAGGGCAATTTTCAATACTATTTTCTTTTTTTCTTTTGGTTTATCCTTTGCAGCACCAATCGTTGATCCTACACCGGAAATTGCATATAGTGGCATACCATTTACTTTTTTATCAATTTTGTGATAATACATTTTCCTTTCGTTGAATGTATTTAATACCGGATCGATCCAATATTCAAATCCGTTTTTATCTTTTAATACTACAAAAACGTGATGTGGCATCACGTCAAGCAACCGATATGAAGCAAAACGAAAATAAATATCATCATCAATCAATCCCTTTCTTTTCAGCGAATCCAATATTCCGGCGGCAAATAATGAATAGTTTTTACAATCATTTTTTGCAAGACTGACAATTGCACCCGGACTCATGATCCTTTGGTTTTTGTCAGATTCTATTTTGTATTTAATATTTTTCTTGAGAAAGTTGAAAATTTTCTCCGCACTTTGAACACCATTACCTCCATAAAAATCTTCACTAATTTTATCGTATTCATTTGAATAAATTTTGTGAGCAGATAACATTGCACTCATAATATCCGGGACTTGTTGATCATTTACCAACAAACGTTTAGTTCCATTGAACTGCGTTAATTTTCCCAAGATATATTCCCTATTCATCAAAACAACCTTGTACGATATTCAAAAGGAATCAACAATCCGTCTGCATTCATTGTACCTTTTACAATGTAAGCAACTCCCGGTTTTAACCATCCTTTACTTGATAAAAGTTGAATGATACCGCCGGATGGAGTAGCAACGATTTTAAATTCGCTTTGTGATTTTGGATTTACTTTTTGCTCTTGGAATGAAGAAAAATCCGCAATCAATTTGTCATTTACATAAACTTCTCCGGTAACTGCGGATATTGTTGATGTTTGATTGGTTGGATTTTGAATTGCAAAAGTTAATTCAAATTGTAGCGACAAACCGCGACCGATAACTTTCAATCTCCGAAATAAAATTTTTGATTTTGCAGCTAATGCACCTCTGCCGAGAAGCCACCACGCACCAAGCCCGGCAGCAGCGATGAAAATTAAATTTGGCATTTTAAAATTTTCAAATGTTTTATCAAAATTACTGAAAATTATTCAAAAAAAAAATATTTAGGTCATTTTTTCAACCCCAAGGTCAGTTTTAAGGTTTATTTTTACCCCTATAGGGGGAAAAATAACCCTGCCATGGGGATTGAGTTGTTCTGACTTGAAATTTTTTGACCTGATTTGACCTAAAAATTTCTAACCCACCTTTTTTGACCTTTGGTAAAACAAAAAAAGGGCAAAATTGCCCTTTTACGTTTTGCCGGAGTGCATCCACTAATTAAGAATCAATTGTAAGGTACTTCCGGGCCTCAAATTTGGCAGATAATTTGCAATATAGGTTCACATACCACCCACCCTCTTTTTTGGCAAATTTTAGGAAATTTTCAATGTTATTTATGTTACGATATTTCCGGGGTTTGATATGACTATTGGGATAAAAAAATACTATTGCAGTATAAAGTTTTGTCATTTGTTAGAATTTATCTAATTTTGAAATTGAAAAAAGGTGGTTTTTCGTACGCGGAGAATCATTTGTCGGGCCGGAGCATTGCTCCGGTCTTTTTATTTGATTTTGTACTTATCGTTAATCTTAACAATTGTTCCATCCAATATCCAATCCTTAATTACCTTTTTTGCAGTTGATTGACTTTTTCCGGTTAATTCGCAAAAATTATTTATCAGATCATTGTATGAAGTTGGATCGGAAATAATCTTAAATAACAAAGTTCTTTTTTCAACACCATATATGTAATCTTGTTTATTTACTTTGTCATCATTTACTTGGTACCATTGACCGCCTTGGTATTGAATACTTATCGGATCAAATTCATCCGATGACCTTAAAAATGTTGCATATAGGTCAATTGTTTTGCGATCCTTATTTTTTTCAATCTTTAATACCGATTGACTTTTGCGATCTAAATACGATCCAATATGTCCAATTGAGTTTTGATCTTTTTTGCCAAGATGCAAAACGCAAAGGATAAGTAAATTGTGAATTTTAGTTATTTTTTTCAGCCATTGTATTAAATAGAAACTTTGTTCAACGGAGTTAAAATCTGCGATTAAATCCAATATGCCATCAATAACAAGTACCGAGCAATCCTTATTTTCATTCAAATAAAGATCAATCATTTGAATGATCGTATTTGGATCATCTTCCCTCATTAAAAATGAATCAAAATTACCCGGTAAATTATCAACCAACATTTGTTGTCTGATACGTTCCAAAACTTTGTAGTAATCGTAATCGGAACTCTCCGTATCTATATAGCATATCCTTCGCCTATCTTTTGGGAAATTTATTTTCATTGAAAATATATCCCATGTAGTAAACGCAGAAGCTATGGCAGAAGTAATAAATAGACTTTTGCCTTGTTTTGGCATACCTTGAAAACAAACAAAAGATTGAGTGCAGCCAATATTTTTCCCGGCTATACTAAATATAATATCCTCATTAGGGGGGGAGAAGTTTTGTTTAAATTTTCGGGATGCAAGTTTTTCGTGTAAATCATTTGTCATTAAATAGGCATTTGGTCTTTACTTTCCAAATATGCACAAAATTTTTCAGCAAGTTCAAAGCAAAATTTAATTGCTTCATTGTGTACCGGATCATCTGCCCAATCGGTATTATTTACAATATGGGCCTTAAATATTTCAAGGGCAACTGCTTCTTGTTTTGTAAATCCGGTTAAAAATATTGTTTGTCCACTAAATTTATCTTGAAATGGATGTACCGGCATTGCGGGTAAATCTTTGTTTGTTTGTTTCATTTTTTGATTTTTTATTGATCGTTAAACAATGGGGGCAGATCGGATAACCGACCCGCCCTTTATACTTACTAACCACAAATAACTTTCTACAATTATTGCACCGCACTATTGGCCTTTTTGGTTTCCATAAGCAAAATAAATTTGTGAAAATCCTCCATTGCATATTTCATACTATACCTTGACAAAAAGTAAACTTTTTGCATTCCTTGCCCGGGATCTTCCGTTGTGGACAAAAGCATGAAAGGAGTAATGTGATCAGTAACAAAAACGTGAAAATAATAAATCCGGCCTTCGTGTGTGTACTTTTTCATAATTGTTTATTTTGATAATAAAGAAAAATCGTTAATTAATTCTTGTTTCCATGATTCCAATAATGTCATGATAATGCCTATTTCTATAACATTTAGGCCATCTTTTTTAGTGCAAATGATTTCTTTACCAAAACCTTTTTTTTCAAAATAAATTTTGAATGATACTTGAAAATTGTCATTTGTTTTTTTTGGGGCGATTCCTTTTTTCATAATTGTGTTTTGAGTGAGTGAATATGTAAATTTATTTCATTGATCATATCGTTTAACAATAGCTTTATTTCATTTTCAAGGTTGTAAGGGCAATCGCTTTGGTAAATTGTCTGCAATTGCTTATCAGCAATGAAATGTATTTGAATATTATTATACTTTGATACACTTAACAATTTTTCCAATTTTGCCTTTTTTTCCTCTTGAAAACGTATTTCATCAAATGTTTCCTTAAGATTGTTGTATAGCATTTTCAGTAAGTTTTTTTTGACAAAATAAACCAAATTCATAACCGATTTTCAAAATATGAAAATCATCGTAGTAATACAAAATAAATTTATTAGGCTCATTAAAAATTAGTTCGTGCCTTAAATTGTAAGTTTTTAGAAATTCATCCCAATAATAATTAGGATCATAATTGAGTACAATAGTTGCCATCATCATTTTTTTAGTTTTAAATAAATTATTGCAAATAGTGCTAAAATTGAATATATCAGCCATATAGGTATAGCAATTAAAATGAAATACAACATGGCCAATATATATGCCAATTGTTTCATATACTATCCGCAAAGCAAATAAGAATGGATAAGATCACAATAGCAATGATCTTGAGTGCATCGGTTTTTTGTTGCATACGCATAAATTTTGTAAGTTAAAAATCATTTGTCAGAACAATATTAAGGGAAAAAAACAATACGAACCAAATTTTTTTCTAAAAAATTAATACAGTGTATTATACAGTACAATGAAAAGCATAAAAAAAGGGAAGGATAAAAATCCCTCCCGACCCTTAATTGAATCGCCCTCTAACTAACGTTTTTTAAGCATTTTATAGGCAAAATAACTACCGATCAGCACTATTGGAAAAAAAAAAGGATCAGATTCCTTACCTACTATTTTGTCCCCTTTTAGAAAAAAATCTCTAAATGCTCTAAATTCTCTTACTCTTCGTAGCCATCCATTCCTAAAAGTAACACCATAGGCAGTTTTTCCAAGACGATCAAACCAATCGTAATAAAATTGTGTATAAGTATCCCAAAACTTATCTATTGGTATTTTTTTTGCTGCCTCAATTATTTGTTCTTGTTCTGCCTTCGTATATAAATATGGATATTTTCTGACTTTTGGAATATTTGGTATTTTAAATTTTATTAAAGTATCCATTGCATGACGCCACGTTGATTTTCCACTTAACCAATTTGCCTCTGTCATTGCAAACGCACCGGATTCACTCAAATTATACCAAGGATTGTTTCTATATTCATCCCACAAAAATTTAATAAAATCGGCCTTTGTTAAATTGTAAAACCTTTCATAAGTAACCGGAGTTATGCCCAAACGTGCTGCCCTTTCTTTAAATACGCAATAAGTAACACCATATACGGTATGTACTTTGCCAGGTATGCACTTACTTGCACTATCCTTTTGGTTGCTATCACGATGTCCTTCGTTTACAAAAACGTGATCTGCAAACTTTTTAAACTTTTCATTTGTAGTACTTGTAATCATTTTGTCAATTCTTTTACTTTTGACAATGGTATAAAAGTTTCCGCATATTTATCAAAACCCGATCCATAAAATTTACCGCGTTTTATATAGTCTTTCCAATTGTTGTATTTTGTAGTATAAGACCACAATACCCTTTCATCCGGCATAATACCGGATTTTTTTAGATAAGCAGCTACCATGCCTCCGGTACGATCTGCACCCCATAAACAATGAATCCAAGTATTGCCTTGTTTTAATATTCCGGCTATTTCATTTGCACTTGATACATATCCTTTTCCCGGTATATATCCTTTGTGTGGACTTACAAAATGAAACTCACAACCATTTTCTTCGCATATCTTTTTTTCCTCTGCTATGGATGTATAGGGATCACTTGACCGCATCCGGCTATCTGCCCCGTTACCATTCATGCGAATGATATGCTTAATACCATATTTTTTGATAAAAGCAGCCAATTTGTTTTTTGGTATTTGACCGCTTCTATAATTGTTTTGCCTTCCCGGTATCAAATGCAGATTATATGCTTTTGATATTGCCGCATCTTCGGTTTCAGGATCAATATTGGCAACAACTGATTTCATTGTTACAAAATATAACAATGAAATACCGATAATAAATATGCCAATATTACGATCCATATTAATGAGTATCGCTATCCTTTGCCATTAATCCGGTAATTGCCGTTGCAATTCCTGCAATTAACATGATCCAATTTTTATCTGCTAATGCATCAATTATCATTGTACCTCCTGCAATTGAACCAAAAAAAGATGTTTTTAAATTAGCCATTATCCTTTTCATCTTTCAATTTTTGAATTTTTTTAATAGTATAATAACAAGTAGTACCCGCAGCAATTGCAGTACCCATAGTTGCCACAATTTTACTGATCGCATCAATATCTTGTATGCTTATCAATGAAAAAAAAATAGTCAGTATCGTGCCGGAAATACTATTGTCATTCGTTATGTGCATCATTTTGTCCATCTTGTACTTTTTGACTTATTACATTGAATGCTTGTATAATAGCATTGCAATCGTTAAGGTTTTTAAATACACCATTTGCAGTTGCAATGTCCAAAGCTGCCTTAATTACTTCTAATGCTTGTTTTTCGTTCATTTGTCAAGTTTTATATATTAAATAATAGTAAGACCCAAAGTTGTAGCAACCCATTCGTATGCTGCATCGTTAATATCCGGATCAGCATTCCAATCTTGGTATGCTTGTCCGTTCATAGTCAAATTACCATCGCTTAAAGCTGCACCGGGAGTATCGGGATCATCGGTTGGAGCATTAACACTATAATAAAAAATTGCACTATCTTTTAAATTGTCGTTAATTATGTAAGCATTAAGCCATGTTGCACTTTCAACTTGACCGCTTGTCCATACTTCAATTGGTTGAATCTTTTTCATATTTATTTTTTTAGTTTATCTATTTCAAATTTTAATTCTTGTATTGCTTTAACTAATACAGGAATAAGATCTGCTCTTACTGATTTATAACTATTTTGATTATTTGGATCTTTCCAATTATCAATCATATCAGGAAATACTTTTTCAAATTCTTGTGCTATCCAACCCCTATCTCCTTTTATATCCTTACCCTTTCCTTGTTTCCAATCAAATTTTCTTGGCTTCAAAGCCATAATTGCATTTAATCCAACATCTATATCTTGTATATTTTCCTTTAATCTTATATCTGAAATACCGCTAATAGTAGTATTAGTAGCAAATATTGTTCCTCCTGCACCAACATAAAAACGATATGCTGCTGCACCCGTAGAATATAAAGTATATGTAGTTAATCCGCCATCAGTTGTAGCACCCGTAACAATAGATACCCCATCAGCATTACCACTTCCGGAATATATTTTAAATCCATTTCCAGCAGTTGCACTACCATTTGAAGTACCTACTAAAAACTCTCCCGCAGCAGTTATCCTCATCCGCTCTGTTGCACTTGCATCTAATGTACCGCTTGTTCCAAATGTTAAATTTGTTTGCCCATTTGCACCTCCAAACAATGATTTTATATATGCTTGACTAACACCCGAAAAATTATTCGTACCTTCTAAAAGCAATGTAACAACCCCTCCGGTTGGGGGAGCAGTTGTATTTAATAATCTTGCAGTACCTACACTTGATTGAACATCTAAAACATAAGCAGGAGACGCAGTACCGATTCCAACATTATTTCCTTGCCTATTTAATACTAAAGGTTTACTATTAAAAGATTGAATCTCACAATAACTTGCATTTGTATTAATTCCTAAATCATCTGTACTTCCTGCCGAACCTTTAATCATCACTCTAAATCCATTTGCATTAGTTGATTGACCAATTAAAACATCTGAATTAAATGAAGCAGTAGTATTTGTTATTGCTAATATCCTTGTACTATTTGCAGAAAGTAAACCATATCCGGCATTGCTACCAAATTGTAAATCTCCTGCACTAATTGTTATTTGAGTTGAAAACTTTGAAGTACCCGTAACTTGCAATTTTTCTCCGGAATTAACACTTGATCCAATCAATACATCTGCAGCAAAATAGTTTTTATCGGTAGTACCATCTTGATATATTCCCCATCTATTTGTAATCGTTGGAGCATATTCTGCACTATCATTAATCGCAACACCATAGTAATTCGTGAATGTTGGCGAAGTTCCTGCTAATATTGGAGCATATATATGTAATCCGGAAGCATGGCTAATTGTTGATCCTGCACCATTTGTAGGAACACTAAATTGATTAACCAAATTAGATATTGACCTTAATTTTGATCCCGGCCCTTGATTAACTGTTATTACTGAATTAGCAGTAAATCCAATTGCAGCATTTCCGCGAATCCCTGCCATATATACGCTATTCGGCACAGTATTGTTACCACCAAAATTGTTTTGAAATGCACCATTGAATGCAATGTATGCAATTCCATTGGTATAAGATGATCCCGCAGGAGTGGTAGCAGTTGTATAGCTTTGTAATCCGGTATTTATTGCTCCGGCAGCTTGAGTATAATTATTTTGTACATAAGCAGTTCCCGCAACCTCAAATAAACTATTTCCAAAGGATGCAGAACCAACAACGACTTGCTTATTGTTTTTAATAAGCAAATTTGTAGTACCTCCGGTTTTAATTTCTATGAATCCTCCGGTATTGGTAGCTTGAATAACACTACCAAAATTTGCAGTTGGATTGAATGATAAATTTGCAGGATTTGAAACTCCGGTACTTTCAATAATTAGATTTGGTTCTGTCGCCCTAAATTTTGCTACATCATTTGTAGTGGATGCAGTAAATATAAAATTTCCTGCCAATTGTGCTGCACCGGTATTATCCCATCTTAACCTTTCAATACTTGAATCATGATCAAATATTTGTAAATAATTTGCTCCCGCTTGATAAGCATTACCAACCCTCCATTTGTTTGTTCCTGCATGTTGAAACTCCAAAAAAGTATTTGATGTTCCGGTACCATTTAACCTTGCTATAACTCCTGCACCTTGAACATCCAAAGGAACGTTTGGAGATGCAGTACCAATACCCAAATGTTTTCCGGTATTGTCCCAATATAAATTTGAATCACTTGCAACACTTGATGCACCGCTAAAAAATGCAACTTGAGTTGCAGTTCCTGCACCGGTTATTGTTCCGGTTCCCGGCCCACCTATTAAATCCCATCCGGTACCGGTATCGCGATAAAAAGCAAAAGTATCTATTGATATAAATATCCTTCCCACTACACCGGCCGGGGGTCTATTCGCGAATATATCGGAATAGAACATCGGAGTGCCTCTTTGGTTAAGTATTGATAGATCTAAAACTATCATTCTTTATATTTTATATATACATCTTCCGCAACACCGCAACAAGATTACCGGCAGCAAATGCAGAAGCAAATTGAATTTCATATTGTGTTGTATCAATCTCCCCTCTATTTCCGGTAAACCTCAATGATTGATTTTGTACCAATGGCACACCTTGTATTGTTACATTATTTGCACCCAAGCAAATAAACGTTATATCGTTGCAATCTGAACTTACTTTGAAATTAGTTTCGTAAAACTTTGTTTCAATATAATATTTCAAATATTGCTCTCCGGTAGATCTACTTCGGCTATTGAATTGATCATATTTTTGGCGATCACTCATTCCCTGCGGAAAAGCTGCCTTAATTTGATCAACCTCAATTGAGTCTTGTATTCTGACTTGTAAATGTGGAACTCTTGGCATAACTAATTTTTTTTAATATAGATCAGGAAAACCAATTTTCTTTTTTGCTGCCCTTTTTTCCTTTACTTTTTTAACTACATTTTTAATAACCGGGCCAAGCCTTTCAAGCAATCCGGGAGCCTCTTTTACTTCAAATTGTTGAGCCGTAATAGATGTAGGTTCTGGAACTTCTAAAAGATAATCTCTTTTTTTAGGTTGATCTTTTTTTCGCATAGCCAAAAAAAGTAATGCACCTCCTGCAATAGCCAATAAAAGCAAAGTATTTTTTTTCATTAGAATCTGTATTTAATATTTTTTCTCTTGTAATTATCGTTGATGGCCAAAATTTTTGCAGTTGATAAATTAGATCTAATAAATTGTTGTAAATCCTTTTTTGATCCAACCGGTAAACCAAACGCATATTCCTGCCTTGTACCAAAAACACTAATTAGCATTGCAATATCAGCATCATTTTTAACCCGCGTAACTTGCAAAGCTGCATCATCCTTATTGTCATCCAAATAAGAATATCGCAGATCTTCATAAATCTGATTTGCGATAATTTGCCATTCTCCTTTTGATTTTGTTGGATTTTGTTTTTTTAATGTATCGGTAATAAATGTTTGGATATTTTCCTCTTGCTTTATTTCCTCTTGGGTTTTTGTAATACCTATTTTTTCCAATATTGGTTTTAATATCAGAAAATATCCGGCAACAATACCGCCAACATATAAATAAAGTTTTTTATCCTTCATAACATATTATTTGCCTCTCAACATTTTCAAAAGGAATTTAAACTGCATCGGATCATTTTCAGCCATTTCGCAAAGAAGCATTAAATCATCTCCGAGTTTGTCATCAAATTTTTTCAGCCTTTCAATCGCTTCATCAATTTTATCATCTTGCTCAACCTCTGCACCATCCATAACACCGCTAACGTGCTGAACATTTGTTTTTGAAGTTGGAGCAACTAAATTGCTGATTACATTCATTAACATTTGCTTTACTGCAGGATTACCCATAATACCGGACAACAAATTTGTATCTTCCTCCTCCTCATCTTCCTCATCCTCATCTTCCTCAAGCTGCATTTGCAATGCTGCAATTTGGGATTTGAGTGCCGATATTTCGTTATTCATTGCCGGATTATACCCCATTGAATTGTAAGGCATCAATGATTGTGCCTTATTCAATTGAAATGTTATTGCATTTTTGGTTTCAAGTTTTTTACCTTTGTTTCCTAATATCTGCAATAGATATACATTGGTATTATCCGGATTGGATTGTACAGAAGCGAGTGCCTCCGCTAATTTTTCCCTTCCAATTGATTTGTCATTTCCGGTATAGGTAAATCTGCAATATGCTTGTTCCGGTTTATGCCCTGCATAAACAGAATAACCCGGCTCATCGTATTGATCGTAATAATTCAATACCGCATCCGCATCATGTAATTCCGGTTTCCAAGTTGCCATAAAACATATTTAATAAAGGTGAAAAAAGGTGATTGATCTTTTTAAGCATAATATACACCAAAACAAACACTGAAATTACTTGCACCGATACCGGCATAAGCAGTGGGAGTTGTGATATAAGATTTTGCCCAAATGATCTGTTGTCCTGCAAATGGAGTGATCGCAAAGCTAAAAGGATTAGCCGCAGCACTATTTGTAGCAACCCTATTTAGTTCCAATACCGGAATGCGACTTACTGCCTCTTTATCATTGTAATACAATACAAGAAAAGTAGTTTGCATATCAGACAAAGTAAGCAATGGATTTCCCGAAATAATTGAGTGAGTAATTACGTCAGGAGTATAACATACCAAGTTCAACAATGATACGAATCGCAGCTGCGGCTGATCGGGTGTGTAGAAGCGATTTTGCGTTGATCCTTGTTGAATCGGAATTTCGATGAACTCATAATTCTGAACCTTATTCATATTGGTTTTTTATGAAGTTTAAAAAATAGGCCTTCTTGATTTGGCAGCGTAACCGCCGGGAGCATCGGCCATTCTCCGATATATATATACCGGATTAACGCACCGGAGTCACGTTCTGGGCCAATATTCCTTTGAAAACCACAACCAAACGAGAATTAAGTCTAACCGCAGAAAGTGCTGCCGGAAGATTAATAGTAATTTGATTATTTTTAGAACCAACCAATACTGCGTTAGGCTCCATAGGATAGTAACCGCTTTCGCTATCAAATTGGTCAATACCAGTGTTACCACCTGCTTGGGTATCCTCTTGGGTTTGTGGAACATTATAGTGCCTATAAATATCCCATGCAGGAATTATTTGCCTATTGTTCACAACCCATGACAAAGACCCATTGTACAAAGAAAGAAGTGCATCAGCTTCACCAGCACCCGAAAATATAACATCGTTATTGTATGAAAGCAGTTTAAATTCAGTACTTGTTGGAGCACCCGGAGAAGCAACAAAAATACCTATACTTGACACCACGAACGCATCCTGAAGTTGCAACCTTTGTTCCGTCGGGAAGGCGGATGCACTTGTTTGCGTATCGTTTACCAATACAGGAATGTGATAAGATGTAGTGGATGCAGAAAGTGCAACCTCACTACGAATGTAGCTTTGAGAAAGAACCGCCTGGCCTACACTAAACCCGGCATTTTGAACAAGGGCCTTCGCATTATCAAATACGAGCCTTGCACCTAATTGACTTGCCATTTTCTATTTAATTTTTAAAGTTTATTAATAGTTGTAATCTTCATCCATTCCCGCGAGAACTGAAAGATTGTCTTGTCCGTAACCGTTACCGGCTATTACAGAAAGGTCATCTCCTGCCATTACACTAACGGGAATATCCATTGCATTGTCAATTGCTCCGAGAATGTTTGTAGCTTGAAGCAGTCCAAGACCACCGGCAGCAATCATTCCATCTCCGATTGATTTTCCAAATGCACCTTTCATAAATTTGGGGAAAAATGCACCAACTGCAATAACACCCGCACTCTTAATTTTTGCATCAAGATTAGGGAGAATTTTTGGTGAACTTGTTAGTACCCTTGCAGCAGCAGCACCAACAACAAGACCGGCAGCATCCATAAAGAAGGATTTGCCAATTGCTCCCATTCTACGCGATCTGCGACGGCCGGAACGTGCCTTTTTTCTTCTTCTTGCCATTTTTTTTGTTTTTTGACTTGTTTATGTGGGAAACTATCCCAAGATTTTTAAATATGTTTTTTTAGTTCTTTTAAACTATATTTTAAAGACTTTATATATTGATTATATTTTTTTACCATACCTCTTGCCTTTGGAATATCTGACTTATCATATTTTTTATATTTAATTCCACTTGCAATCCTATCTCTTTGTTCTTCTGCATTTCTAATTTTATTAGATAAATAATTTGCCTGATCCAATGCAGAATTAGTCATATTACCACTAACCACCCTAATATTTACATTGTGGCTTTTGGTATCAGTGTGCATTTCACTTGACTTCCTTTTTTTGGCTTTTACTTTTGAAGTTGCACCTATTTTTTTGCTTTTATTTACTTCCTCATTTAATTTTCTTGCAGTTTCATCAATATTATATGATTGAAAAACTATTCCACCACCATATTGTTTGTTATTAAATTTTTTACCGCCTATTTTATTGGCTATTTTAACTGCCTTTTCATAATTACTATTAATGTTTAAATAATGTATCACATAACGCGGATTTCCGTAAATATCATTTGAAATTCTTGTAAAATTTGATGCAGTTATTACATTATTATTACCCACTTTTTTCAATCCTTTGAATGTACCTTTTTTGCTACGAACTTGTTGATAAGTTGCCTTTGGTTTTGTCTTTTTGCTTTCTCCTTTCTCAACTATTTTTATTGCACCAATTTTTTGACCATGTTTTTTTATCCAATTAGTCCATGTTGCAACAGACCAATTGCCGGTATAAACAGGCGGTACAGGATATCTCCAATTTGCAAATTTTTTATTTATTGCATCATTAACCTTTTTTTGCTTTGCAAAATCTTTATTTCCACTAACTTTTTTTGATGTGCCTTTTTTTGAATAAGAAATTGCAAATGCTTGTTTAACCGCTTGTGCTTGGGTTAATTTAGGATTTTTTTTCCTCAACTTTTTTGCTTCGGCAACAACCGCTTTGAATTTTGCCCTTGCTGCTTTTTGTTTTGCAGTCATGTTTATTTTTTTAAAGTTTTTTCACACCATTTCAACATTTCCTTGCCCCCCCATAATTGATACGATATGTAACCGCATCTATCTTTTTCACCTACATAAACTTTCGCACGTTTCAAATAAGAGTACATTTTGTTCACAAATTTTTCACTCAATGCCTCTCTATTTATCAATTTCATCGCCGTTTTTACTCCGGTAGCATTTTTGCAGCTACCTTTCATTAAGTTCAAAATATATCCTTCGGTTGCGTTTTTTGTGGCCTTTACTGGATATTTTTTGAACATAAAGGTGAAAAAAGGTGATTTTACTTTTTCCTTGTTACAAAATACAAAACCAATGCTCCACCAATCAAAATCGGTATATAATTAGTTTTTCCTGCATTCTCCGCACTATCAACAATTTCTCTTACTTGTTCGTTACTTGCTTGTTCAATTTCGTATTCA